TTTACTTCTGAGACAATACAGCCCGATAGACCCCAAGTAGAGGGTGGTTCAGCTGCAACTCAGATGAGTGGTGATAAATCCATTCAAGATATGACGGCAGCAGAAAAACTTGCAATGCTTGCAGAAGCAGATAAGTCAGGAGATTTAGTCAATGCTTTACGGGGTAGATAATTTTACATAGAGCCATTACTCATATGGCAAATCCAACACTTAGAAATGCTAATTGGGGTGGTGCTAATACTATAACCTCTGAACTGTTGACTTCATACATCACAGATATAATCAGAGTTTTGGAGCCAGACCTTCAGTATGCACAGCTCGGAACAAGACGAGATGCACCTAAGGGTTCTGACCGCATCGTATTCCCACAACCTAATCAGTTGCCTGTCAAAATCAATGTGTCTATGATTACCGTAGGTGGTCCGACCATTAGTGGCGCAGGTTCTGTTTGGGGAGCAGGTGTTTCAGTCATCGGTGGAGATATAGACGCAGCCAAAGGTGGCTTTCCTGTATCGTCTGTCGCTGGAGTTGCGGCCATTACAGAAGGAACTAACCCAACAGCAGTTATCTGGGGGGCATCTTCCTTTGCAACTGGCCCTGCTCAGTATGGTATTTTGGTTCAGGTTTCAGACCTTTTGGTCAGGAACTCTGCAATTGAAGTGATTGAAAACGCAACCAGAGAGGTTAGAAACTCTTTGGCTAGAATGGTAGATACCGCAATTCAGACAGTAGTCAACGCAGGTTCAAATGGCATCATTTACTCTGGTGCTAAAACAGCCCGAACTTCATTGGGTGCTGGCGACCTCTTGACCCAAGCAGATATGCTTAAAGCAGTATCCTACCTCCGATCGTCAAATGCCGCAGGTCTCAAAGACTTTGGTGGCTACTACACAGCAATAATCCACCCAGCAGTGGCAACAGACCTTATGTCTAACACCGCTACTGGTAGTTATGTTGATGTAGGCAGATATACATCTGTTTCGGAATTGAAAGCTGGTAAACTTGGTGGCTTTAGAGGAGTTCGCTACATGGAAACAGCGTGGCAGAACTACTACAACTCAACTGTTCCTGTAATTCCTACCACATTGGTTGGTCAGGACTCATTTGGTTGGGGCTACTTCCAAGAGCCAACGGCTATCCTTACGACTTCAGCTGATTCTAATAACCCACTTAACCTATACTCAAGTATAGGTGGAAAAGTGACATTAGGAGTCACGAGGTTTAACGATACTCCAGGATGTCCTCGTATTGTGCGAATTGAGTCGGCATTTAGTGCCTAGTCTGTTAACTCAGCCATCTTGTGAATGGCTGGGATTAGCAGATTAACGCAATAAAATGGCAACATTAGCTGATGTCCTCACATATTCAAGAACCCAAGCCCAAACAGACTCCAACGGTTTGACTGATACCAATGGGATTATATTCGCCAACGAAGCGTTGGTGGATTTTCATAGACGATTAGTAAATGGCGGGATAGATGCCTCATCAATTCAAGAGGCATATAGAGACGGATCTGTTCCTACTACGGGCAACGGCTCAACCTTTTTATATCCGACAGATATGCTGTTTCTTAAAACTATAGAACTTAATTACACCGATACGGTTGCTCAAAATTATATACGAGCTGAACAAGTTGATGTTTCTAATCTTACTGGTCAGAACTCATTTAGTTGGCTTCGCACCAACGCCTCAAAGAATGCACCAAAGTTTGATGATCATGGAGATTGGTATGAGATATTCCCCGCATTTACTTCTGGGGATAATGTATCTCAAGCCATTCGTATAATGTATTTCCAAAAACCTACCGAATACACTGCTACCTCTGATACGATTTCATATCCCGTATCGCTAGACTACCGAATACTGGGGTGGAGGATTGCTTCAGATTATTACTATTCCCTTAATAAGTTTATTGAAGGTGATGCGTTCAATGCAAAGTATGAAGAAAGGGTTAAACAGCTTATAGGAACACTTGGTCGGGGTTCTCAACAGCCGCTTCAAGCAGAAGTTTTACCAATTACCGGGTGGGAATTTTAATATATGCCAGCTTATACAAACATAGCAAAACCAACAGATGCAACATATACAAGTCTTGGTGCTGAAGGCAGGCAAACCTTTGATGAATCTCTGATTACTTATGATGATTCCACAACTTATTATGACAGCACAAATGTAAACGCTTATTCAAATATAGCCAAACCAACGGGTTCAAGTTATACAAATATAAACAAACCAACAACCTAATAAATTTAATATGGCAAACTTTCCATCAGTTTTAAATGTTTTCACAAGACCCGCAACAACGGACAAATTAAATAGTCCGTCTCATTCTGGTTTGCATAATACAGTTAGCTCAGCACTGGGGCAGGTAGAGGCAATGCTAGGTGTAGTGGGAGCAAGTTCGGTGGTGGGAACTCTATCATATGATGTTCGCTCTCCCGCTTCTGGTGGAGGAGGACATGTGCAAGTGGCAAACAAAGGTGGCACAGGTCAAACTTCTTATACAAAAGGGGATATTTTAGTAGCAACATCATCATCGGTTTTAACTAAATTAGCAGTGGGGACAGATGGAGCCATTTTACAAGCCAATAGTTTTGTCGCTGGTGGAATAAATTGGAAGAGTGGGGTTGTTACAATTAGTTCATTCCTTTCTAATGGAACATGGACAAAACCAAATACCCTTAATTTTGTTGAAGTTATATGTATTGGTGCTGGTGGCGGTGGTGGTGGTGGAGGAGCTCTAGCGGGCTTAGGTCCTGGAGGAGGTGGGGGGGGAGGAGGATCATTAAGTAGAGGTTTTTTCGCATCATCTTTTGTACCAGCATCTGTTTTGGTGGTTGTTGGTGTTGGTGGAACCCGAGGTGATGTTCAATATTCTGGTAGTGTTGGCGGGATATCTCAATTTAGTTCGTTGTTAGCCGCCTTCGGTGGCGGTGGTGGTGCCTCTTCATCGACTGCTTCTGGCGCAACATGTGGTGGTGCTGGGGGTGGAACTGGTGGTACCGGAGGTTCGGCAATTCAAGCAACGGCTTCAACTTTGGGTGGATTACCAGCAACAACCTACAATGCGGGCGGAATTGGTGGTCAGGGTGGGGGTACCGCTCTTTTAACAGCTGGAAAATCCGCTGAATATGGTGGCGGTGGTGGGGGGGGTACGGCTTCTGTCTCTGCAGATGGTACAAATGGAGGAAATTCACTTTTTGGTGGCGGTGGCGGTGGAAGCGGTGGTTCTTCAAATAGTTCTACAGGGGGATATGGTGGCGGCGCGGGTTCTTATTCTAATGGTTCTGGCGCAGCCCCATCTGCTTTAGGGGGATTTCTTCAGGGGGGAGGAGGTGGTGCTCAAGGAATTGCAGGTGGTGATGGTGGAATTGGTGGCGGTGGTGGTGGTGGTGCGGGTTCTAATGCTCCTGGTGGAAAGGGTGGGAATGGGATAATTTATCTACTTGAATTTTAATATGCCTAAACCTTTAATTGAAAACAAAACATTAGTAATAAATAACTTTCAGGGACGACTCACCCGTTTTTCAGATGGGGATATTAACTCTGGATTAGCAAAATACTCAACCACCTTTGGTAATGACCCCTTTTCAGTTCCTGGAAATCTGACTTGGTTTGAAACTCCAACTCGTATTGATTCTGCCGAATCCGTGATTACCGACTTAATTGTGGCAGCCAAACCTAGATTAGAATCAGGTATTACTTATGTTTATGCGGTGGGTCATACAGGACGACTTTATAAAATACAGGTAAATGACCCTACGACTTACGACCCTAATTATGATACTCCAGTTCTCTTAACGACATTGGCTGTTAATACTCCAACTTTTAAATACGGTAGTTCAATAAACTTTTTTGGAACTACCCAAAAGATTTTCATAGGACATGATAAGGGGGCAACATCCATCGCTTTTAATGGCACTGGCGAAGCGGAGGTGGGAGCAGTGGTTTCGTGGACAGCAAGTGTGCCAAGACCCGCAGTTCAATTTGGAGCTTCTCTTTATTTCGGCAATGGAGTCAACTTAACAGAAGTAATTGCGGGAGGAACAGTAGCTACTTACGCTAAAATATCCCCAGCTTTTCCAATAGGAACACAGGTGAGGGATTTGGATGTTAGCCCTGAAAGCAACTATATTCAAATTATTGTCAGCCGTGTTTCTGCTCCCGACTTTACATCTACAACTCAAGATACTTCAAGTTTTTCATCCGCCGACTCTTATAGATTTCTCTGGGATGGTATAACCGCAGGGACATCTTCTTACGAAACCTATAATTCATATTCAATAAACTCCAACCTTTCTTTTGGTCCTTATACTTACACAATGGGTTATGACTTGGGAAGCACCGCTATTTATTCAGTGGGGAATAAAATAATCACCCTACCAGACTCACTTTCCCCTAATTTTAATGCTTTATTTTCAACAGGTAACCTTATGGGTTTTGCTTCTCCCGAACAAAATGGCGGGTTCTTAAAAGGAACACTGATGACATTTGGGCAGTATGATAGGGAGATTCCCGAAGGACTATTCAGGTTCTTTAGAATATCGGCTACTACCCAGACTGATATTATTCAAATGCCTTATTGTGGAATCGTGTCCAACCTTTTTTATGGTTCATCTTCTGCGGGTTATACGGGGAATCAAGTGGGTTCAGCTAAAATATACTTTTCCACTTTGGAGACATCTGCCGCTCCGACCACCAAATATAAACTATATAAATTCACCACCGTGCCAACAGGCTTAGGAACATCTATTGCAGGAGTATACGAAACCCAAAATCAAATTTTCAGCAAGAAAATAAAAGTTAGTGAAGTTAGGGTCTATGGAGAACCTTGGGTAACTAACAACTCTTTCAAAACAGAGTTAATTGGTTCTGGTGGTGGGGTTATCTCTAACTCGGCTAAAACATTTACTGTTGGTTCTACTTTAACGGCAGGAGCCGACTTTGCTTCATATTCCCCAGCAATTCAACCAACATATACTTTAGGAGTAAGAATAACAAACGCAGGTTCAGTGAATCATATTATAAACAAGATTGAGGTGGATTATAGCTTAGGAGGAAAATGAAAGAAGAAGATATAAAAAAACTAATACGAGATGAAGTAAAAAACCAATTAAAAGGTGGTCTTTTCACTGCACGAAAACTTACTGATACCCCCACAGATAGAAATCAAGTAGTGCCGAGAGGATATGTAACCCGTAGTTTTACCACAGCACTCCGACCAACTACTTCAGTATTAGGAGAAAGTTATTTTGATACCACGGTGTCAAAACCAGTTTGGTATAACGGAACT